ACAGGAGCAATCTCTCTTAACATCTCTACACATTGTACATAGACCTGTAATGCGACCTGGTAATGTTCCCACCATTTACCATCTGTGTCCTGATAAGTGCCTTTTGTGGTCGTTGAATATACATTATCGACATGAAGAACATCATTGCCAATACAAAATAAAACTCTGTCTACATTAAAGCCTTTTGCCTTATTTATGAGACCACTTACACCTAATAGCACTCTTTCTATTGCTACATCCATGTTATACTCTTCGCCTGTTTCTTCTTTATTTGCGTATTTACCTATATGAATGTCAGCAGGGTTTATGACCAAGAGGTGGTCTCCACCTTTATACTTGATTTTAGGGTACTTAGGGGCATTATCTTCTATAAGTTGTAGTACGTTATTAAAAACACTCTTCTCGTCTACAGAGCCAGTTTTTGTAACAACACTAAAACGTAATTCACCAGACATATTTTGCCAATGTTTTACAGAAACAACATCATTTTTGTCAATTCCTCTTTCAGCAAGGTGTTTGTCTAATTCAGAGTTGTGTGTAAGGTTGTAGTTTAGGTTTTCTAATTCACCAGCTCTATGCTTGTATATTAAATTAACCTCTTCATCGTTTAATCTTAGTCTTTTTCCCATATTCCGTAGATTTTACACCCTTTGACGTCTTTCATAAGAACTTTAGTATATTCTTTTTTGTCTTTTTCTGATGGTTTCAGATATTTCGGGTTTTTTGAATTTAATTTTCTTTTTTTAGGCATAAGCCAAACTTATTTAGATTTTTGTACCTTTTCGTAAGACCTTCCTCCAAAATATGAACCAATGACTGTTAATAAAGTCAATTTTATTAGTTCAATCCATGAGTTTTCTACCTTAAATGCTAAAACTCCAGCATCTATGAAAATTAATAGCATTGTGCATAAAACGATAAATATAAGTATCATTGGTCGTACATTTTTACTCAACCAAGAGTCGCTATTCATGTCAGAAACCCATCTTTCGGTTACTTGTTTTTGCATTTCTGCTTCGTGAGCCATAAAAAGCTCTTTTATTTTTTGCTCTGCCTGTAACTTTTCTTCTTGTGTTGTCGTAAGATTATCTATAACCCCACCAACTTCTTTAACAAGTTCAGAAGTGCCACTAGAAAATATTTTTGATAGTATACCCATTATTTATTTTGCTAGTAATTTACTTATCATTTTTCTTTATAAACTCAAGAATTATGTTTAGTTTTTCTCTAACCTCCATCATTTGGTTGTGTAGGGCTTCATGTCTTTTTTCAAATCCAACCTTAACTTCATTGATGCTAAAAAAAGCAAACTTATATAGAACATATAATGCTCCCATTAATAGAACTACTGAAAGTCCATAGTTCTCTACTAGTTTTAAAATATCTTCCATGTTTTTATGAAAAAAACATTTTAACTATTAAGCCAACCAATGCAACATAGATTACCCAAAGGGATTTACTCATTAGCTTTCTAGTAGACGTATTACGATTTACTCTAGCTACTACACCCAAATCAGGGTCTAATACTTTTTCTGTCAGCATATCTAATTTAGCTACTACCTTGTCTAATTTATCCTCCATAGAGTCTATTCTTTGTTCCATTAATGCTACTTCTTTTATAATGTCCTTATTAGTTGCCATTATTTTATTTTATCAAAATCTATATACTCTATTGTTACTTCATTTCCTTTCTCTAACTCTTTCGCAATATCTGGATATACTCTTTTATACGCATTAGTGGACTTTCCAATGAAGCCATCTTTGATGATTTTATTGTTCTCTTGTGAATCACCCAAAAGAAGGCATCCAGCAGTATGAGAATCATCGTTACCACAATGGATAAGTATGTATTCAAAGCCTGGTACATTACATACTTCCAACATACCTTTATGAATTGTAGGAAATCTTTTTTTATACTTCGCATCAAATCCACCTTCATTTCTAAATTGTATTTTATATGTACCAGCAGGTATTCTTGTTTCTCCTTTAACTTTTAAAACTCTATGTTCATCTTCTAAGGTATACGCCATAAACAATAAGCCTATGTCGCTATCTTCAAAAAGCAAACCATTTGTACAGTCTGCCTGACTACTAAACCTTAGAACCTTGAGTTTCATTAGATAGATGCTACAAATACTTCTACATCACAAGCTGCGACACTTGCTTCAGCAGACATTACAAAAGTTGAGTTATGAGAAACTGCTCCTTGTGCTATATCAGAATTGTCAGCATCAAAACTTGCACCACCCATGATGAAAGATTTACCTGCTTCTAATTTAATTACCATAGCATCTGTTCCAAATACTTTTAGGTTTACAAAGTTAGTGTCATCTAAATTTGTAACTCTAATATATTTTACGTTTGCAGCCACTAAAGACCCTTGTCCTGTAGAACCTAACTCTACTATAGGAGTAAATGCAGAAATTGGAACTTCTACTACTCTGCTATAAACCTCATCAATATCAGCTATTGTTAAGGTGTTTGTGTTACCATAAGACTGACCATTCAATGTTACATTGTCAGTCAATGTTACAGTTAAATTTGCGTTTGTTACTGTTGTTGCCATTTATTTATTTTTTAAAATATTATTTATTGTTTTATGATACCTTTACTATACCTCTATCATTCCATAAAGTGCCTCTTACTCCAGCTCTTGTTGGCAAATTAGCCAAGTTACTTAATATAGTTGTTTGTGAAGAAGTTAAACCAGTCTTGGCAGTATTAGCTGTTATCTCACTTGCTTGTGCTGAAGTAATACTTGTAATTTCTGATTGAACATACCTTCTTAACTCTTCTATATCTTCAGAAAGCTGCTGTATAGCATATAGAGCAGGAGCTAAATTTTCAAACATACCTTCATCAAGTATATGGTCTCCATTGTTAAATTTATCTCTAATTTCAGTTTCAGTAGAGGTATCTATTGTTCTAGAATTTGTATCTTCTCCTGTATTCTTATTAAATATGTCTGATGATTTTCTTGTTGCTAATGCCATAATTATATTATATATTCCCAAACAAGAGTAACATTTACATTTGCCAATCCTGTTGATGATTTTATCATAGAAACGCCTATAACGTCTCCTTCACTAAAAGTTGCAACACTAAAATCAGCAGTTTGACTAGTTTGTGCAACACTTAAATCAATTCCTGTAACCTCTTCAGTTGGTGTACTACCAAAGCCTACTGCTGTATTGGTTATTTTATGAAATTGTAATTTACAACTTGAACCAATGTCTGCTGATGACCTAACAATCGCCTTTAAAAGCCTACCACCATAAGGTGCTAATGTCCTTGTATAGTAAATTGTTGGATTACTAGCTTCATTTAGATTGTTGAAAGGAACGAAAAAGTCTGATGTTGTACTAGAACTATTCATATAAAATGAGTGGTCGCTAGTAGAAATTTGCTTTACCTTTCTTGCGTCTACAGAGTTATCAGGATTAAAATATACTTGACTTTCTGCTAAAAGAAAACCAATTACTCTGGCATTATCGCCTAATCCTGTTGGTGCATCCATAGTAAATAAACCACTATCACTTAGATATACAGGCTCTCCTATACCACTAAGTGTTTGACCAATAGTAACAACTCCCCTCAAGAGCATTCCGTCTTGAGACGAGCTTGTTCCTAATGCTACAGCTAGTAGACGGTCGTGTCTACCAGCTACATCTTGGTCGGCTTGAACCCATATAGGACTACTTCCACCTACAATTAAAGGCGTATAAATACGACCAGCAGTTGTAGTTGTTGTTGTTCCTAAAAATGTAACATCGCCATCGTGAGTACCTGCTGAACCTCCTGGTATTGCAAATACTTTAGCGTTACTTTTTTCATACGGTCTTGCCATAATAGTTTATTAATTTATTATTATCCTACTCTAGTTATTAAAACTTCAATTTCATCTGTTGCTGGAGCATCATTAAAATCAATAGTAACTTGGGAAGTTGAATTTCTAACCACTTCAGCATAAACAGTTGCAAAAGTATTTGCATCATACAACTGTACAATAACATTTCTTGTTCCTAAGTTATGACTTACTGCAATACTAGTTAAAGAACCATCACCAATAGTTTCAGTATAAGTTCTTGCAGCTAAGTGTGCAGGGGTTACATATCTAGTTGTATCAGTACCAGCAAGAGCTTCAGTGTTTGTTGCTCTTTCTACAACACCAGCAACAGTTGTACTTGCAGCAACCTCATCACCTGTGTTTGTTCCACTTTGACCACTTAAATAAGCCTGGTCAATAGCAGTACCATTCCATACACCTGTTCCAATAGTACCTACAGTTACTATAGAGCTACTACCTGCAATAGGAGACTTTCCTGCTAAAGCAGAAGTAATAGTAGCAGCATAGTTTGCATCATCATTAATTGCAGCAGCAATCTCATTTAAAGTATCTAATGCTCCTGGAGCTCCACCTATTAAATCACCAATCTCTGTTTGTACATATGCAGTAGTTGCAATTTGTGTAGTATTAGTGTTAGCAGCAGCAGTAGGTGCTGTTGGAGTACCTGTTAATGCAGGACTTGCTGTTGGTGCAGCAGCTTGTAATGTGTCATACATCTCATCTGTCATTACACCCCAATTAGTTGTGTTTGCAGCAGGAAGAGAAGCATTATTACCATCAGATGATGTTACTGTAAAACTAGTTGAATTTGTAATAACACCTAAATCTGTGTCTACATTTGTTTCTTTAGCTGTGTTTGCTGTAATTGCACTAGCTTGAGCAGCAGTAATACCAACCTTAGCATTGTTTGTTGCAATGTCAGATTCCATAGTATCTAAATCAACAGCTTGTGTTACAGATATAAATCCTACTTTAGTAGCATCAGCACTTGGGTAAGAGTTTTTAGCTGTGTTAGCAGCTACAGCCGAAGCATCTGTATAAGATATTTTAGTGTTGTTAGTAGCTATATCTGACTCCATAGTATCTAAGTCTACAGCCTGTGTAACAGAAATGTGTCCTAACTTAGTTTGTTCTGCACTAGTAATACCTGTTTTTGCAGTGTTAGCTTGAATTGCATCAAACATCTCATCAGTCATAACACCCCAGTTATCTGTATCAGCAGCAGGTAAACTTGCGTTTGTACCATCACTAGAATTTACTACTAATGATGTGCCACTTTGTGTAACAGATAGGTCAGTGCTTACGTTACTAACCTTAGCTGTGTTAGCACTAATTGCACTAATTGTAGCACTATCAAGGTTTACAGTAGCAGCACCACTATCACCACCTGAAACATCAATGTTGTTACCACCAATAACTTCAGTAATATCACCTGTCGAAGAGGATAATGTTATCCAAGAAGAACCATCGTAATACTTTATGATGTTAGAAGTAGTGTTATAATATATTTGTCCTTCAACTCCTGAAGGGTCTGTTGCTAAGTGCTGAATTTTAAAATTCTGCAACTCATGGTCGTTCAAATCTACATTTCCTTGTACATCTAAATCGACTAAAAATTTAATTTCTGGCATTTTTTTATTTATTTATTAATTAATTAAAATACGCTTTCCCAGAGAAAGCCCCACTAAAGGTTATAGTTACCTGATTCAGCGAATCGTAATCAACTTGACCTTGTACTACTGTACCTGCCGAATCAACAACAGTTACACTAGCATTTTTGTTTAAATTATGTGTAACAACCCAAGTTGCACTAGCAACATTTTGATTGTGTATATAATTTTTATCGTTTACACCTGTATTGGTTAATATCGTAGAAAATGGAGTGAATCTTATGTTACCATTTGCATCGGTATGTAGCACTTCATTTGTAATTTCTACATCTGCGATACTAACACCAAATCCTGTTCCATTTTCTAGGGCAGGGGAGGCTGTAGTCAATCCTGTTACAGTTACTACCCCACTACTGTCTTTTGATGACACAAAGTCTGCGTGTGCGTCTAAAGCACTATGCAAAGCAGTTCCTATCTCTAAAGCTGTAGAGTTTATGCCTGTGCTGGTAACATCTACAGCTATAACGCCTCCATAACCAGCAGGAGTAGAAATAACATTTGTGTTTATGATTTGAAAATATACAGCATACTTAGTTTCATCATAACTATTATATATACATAAATATTGATGGTGTAGATTACCAGCAACGTCTGCAATAGGAGTTATAGTTAGTGTGCTTGTATAGTTTGCTTTTACCCACTCAACTATACTTTGTCCATTCTTAGTGGACACAGTTCGTTTTCTTGCAGGAGCAAATCCTTTTGGATTATGTATCTGGGAATCAGTTAAATTATTATGGTGCTTCATTTATCTAGTATGTTATAATCCCATGTCTTTTACTTACATTTCCACCTTTTGTTTTGTTATCGCAGCCATCACATCCTTTCCATTCAGGATATAAAGTAATGTTATCATCTAAATATTTTTCCATTTTTTTCTTGTACGTTTCAGCCTTTTTATAGGTTTCTTGTCTCAAGTAATTTAACTTAGATGGGTCTACAGGACTTGTAAAGTCTGCTAAATTATCAACAACACCTTGTGATGTTGTATTATAAGTTATGTCTGGCAATATCTCAAATTTTACGCAGAATGCCAAATAATTTTTTATATAATCGTTTACTAAAGTTACATAGCCACCAGCAACACAAGCATCATATAAATCTTCACCCAAAAAAGGCTTAACGTGATTTAACTCTGCTATCTCTATAAATGTGTCTTTAATCAAATGTGTATCAAAGTTTGCGTTTGTTATACACCTAGATATTACTTCTGATTTAGTTATTAGTGGCATCTTCTTCGTTTATATCGTTATTATTTTCTTTTACTTCATTTTGCTTTGACTTTGCCTTTTCCTCTAGCAACTCTTCCATTTGTCTTTTACTAAGCTCTGGCAAATGAAATATCTCTCTACCCTCTTTTATAGATATAAATTCAGAAGGTGATATTGCTCCAAGTAATGATACTGGTGGTTTAGTGTAAAATGTTAGGTCAGAGGCATTAATTCCTCTTTCGGTTTTTAAAATCTTTTTTAATATCTTTAAGAACATCTGTTGAGGTTCTTTTATAACTGTACTCATTGCTATATCATAAGCAGTAAGTATCTGTTGGTTGTTGCCAAGCTGTCCTGCAACTTGTATTCCTGACAATGCAGGATTCCACCTGTGTGCCGAAATTATATTATCATTGGTTATTCTCTGCAACTCCATAAACGAACCATCACTAGTGTCATTTATTATATTTACATTAGTTGCATCACCATCACCATTCTTTGCTATAAATAATATCTTAGAATTATCACCAGCACCTGTTAGCTTTTCTACAGCATCATCTATAAAGTCTTGTGCCTCATCTTCTCCCATGTCGGCATTGAGCTCTACAATAGCACTAGGCATAAAACCGTTTTTAAATCTAGTAAGGTTGTAAACTCCTATTTGATTTGCTATTTTTATGTGGTCTAAAGCAGCACAGTAATCTGGCATACCATAATAGTAGTATGTGCTTTCGTAATCAGAAAAATGAATAATTGTTCTAAATGTAGAACCACCATTTTCTTCTTTGTATTCAGGGTATTTAGGTATTTTTCTTAAATCATCTGGATATTGTCTTGCGTGTTCCCAATCAGGGTGCAACAATATGTGCTTACCATCTTTGTGAACTCTTGCAGTTGTGCCATCTTGGTGAAAAAAGTTTAAATAACCTCTTCCAATAACAACCTCCATATAACCATTGCCTAGTTTCCAATAATCAGCAAAAACTTTTTTAGCAACATCATCCATAGATTCACCATAGATGTTTACATCTTCTAGTATGCCTTGTAAATTTTTATTACTAGTCCTAAGACCCTCTCCTACAGAAAATGTAGTTTTTGTGCTAAGTATAGCTCTATGCGTAGAAGCAGAACGAGATAGTTCTGATAATTCTTGTGGAAATAAATTGTTAATACCAAAAGGAATCCAATCATCCTGTAATTGTTTATACGGATGTGGCTCTTTTGGTGGTTCTTTAGATAAGTCTTTAGAAAAAGAATATCCTAATATCTTAGGACTCTTTTTTGTTTGACTTGAACTTTCTATACTTTTCTTTCTTTTTCGGCTCATTTATAATAACTTTTTCTGG